TTGGCACGTTATGTTCTTCCGGTAGGCATTTATACTGAGTTCATGTTTAAATGTAATTTTAGATCTCTGATGAACTTCATATCTCTGCGGGCAGACGATGCCGCCATGTATGAAATTAGGCAGTATGCCCAGGCTATGGCCAAAATGACCGCCAATATAATACCAGCCGCTTGGGCTAAATTCGAAGAGCACGGGCGGGTATGCCCCTAACCGGAGGAATTGGTGATATGGAGGGACCAAAAAAGAAGATACACTGCATACTGCACTTGGATGGGGGTGGGGAAATCGTTTGTTTTTGTCCCTACGAAGAGTCCTTGCTTCCGGATAGATGTGTTTGTCGTGAGGAGTATGATTGCCCCGAGGCTTTTTTGGAGATCACCATTCTTCCAAAGTCCAGGCCCTCGGAGCAAATTAATCTAGGGCCGCAGATTGCTAAGGTAAATAGGGAAGTTAAGAACGTTACTAGGGAAATTAGACGGGCGGTGGCGAAAGAGATAACTAGCATTAAGAAAGGCCTTTCCCGGCTCGAAAAAGATATGAAAAAGAAACCTATCAGATAGCAAAGGATTAGGGTTATGTTAGTAATAGGATTTGGGGCCACGGCACAAGTAGGAAAAGATACAGCAGCGGCGTACCTGGAAAAGAAATATCCCGGAAGGGTCAAAAGGGTTGCGTTTGCGGATAAGTTGAAGAAAATTACCATGGATCTATTTGATCTTTCCCAGGAACAGTGTTATGGTCCGCAGGATATTAAAGAGGCCATAGATCCTCGATATGGTAAGTCCCCACGTAAGATTATGCAAGAGGTGGGGGAGAAGATGCGGGAAATCTATCCTGACATTTGGGTAGATACGGTGTTTTATACGACGATTCCCAAGTACGAAGAGGAAGGTTACGATTGTTTTGCCGTGGCGGATATGCGGTATCCTAATGAGGCCAATGGCATTCGTGGTAAAAACGGATTCGCGGTTAGAGTAGACCGGGACGGAGTCGGGGTTGAGGTTGGTAAAGAGCACTCTAGTGAGACGGCCCTAAAATACTACGAGAAATTCGATTTTATCATTGACAATAATGGGAGTTTTGAGGAGTTTTATGCGCGTTTGGATATGGTAATGGAGGAGACTGGTTATGGTAGAAAGGAGGGGCAAGACCACTACTGAAGGTCGAGGTTTAGGATTTTCTTTCGCCGCTGATAATGTCGCCCGCGGCGAACCGGGATTTGACTTTGAGAAACGAAGACCCACCTACCCCCTTGGGGATGATCCCCGTGGCCGTGAGATAGATTTTAGTGATGATACTGGGGCTTCTTCCTACGGGTCTACCCGTAATCAGGTATTTAGGGCGTATAGAGGGGCCTGGCCGTTAGAGGGGCAGAGTTTTGAGGCTCCAGCACGTCGAGCCCAGCTCCAGAAACCCAAGGATTTGAGGCCGGAGTTGCCCCCCAGATCCGTGGATACCGCCGCCCTAGATGCTCAAAAAGAGCTGGATCGCGCGGTCCTCATCGCTACAGACTTTGCGGCCGTTTTCCCTACCACTAGCATTAGTTCTCCTGCTCCCGGTGCGATTCTCTCCCCAGGCCAAACGATAAACGTAACTGCCCCTTCAAGCCATCTTCGTAGTTTAATGTCCGCCACTCTGTTTATAGATGGACGCCCGGTCCTCCGTCGAGCCTTGGATAGAGGTGCGCAGGATTCTACCAAAACATTTACATTTAGTTTTTTTTATGATATTCCCCCGTCCCGTCCTTTGGGGCCCATGGACATTACGGTTAGGGTTTTCTCCCTCTCAGATAGTGCTCAGGGTATTATTGCAGATGATGCCATGAATGCACCGCCTTTGGATAGAGATATAAGAGGGGCAGTTGGTACCCTGGACGGGAGAAAAGGACAAAGTACCTCTTCCTCATTAGCCTCGCCTAAATTGGCCGCATCTGGGTTTTTGAGGGTACCTCCGGCCAGCGCTACTATTACCGTTAATATAGCATAGGAAAAAAAATATGGCAAAGTCCAAGAAGAAAGCTACCACTACTGTAAATATAGCAGCGGTACAAAAAGACATTAAAAAAATGGCTAAAGACATTGCAAATGATACTGCGCCCGCCCACAATCATGGTGAGCTGTCTCCGGGAACTGTGCGGAGGGAGTCCCCCCTAGAGCAGTCTATGGGGCCTGGTAAATATCGAGATATGATTCATGGGCATAACTCGAAGAACAAACATGTCCTGGATCGCCTCCCGTTTACTTTTCCTAGAAAGAAAATGATTCGGTCCCATCTGAATGTTTTGATCCGCTGTCCGGAATGTGATTACGCGAGTGTCGGTACAGAGTATACGGTGGGTTTTACCTGCCCCCAGTGTAAAAAATATGTTTCAACTAAGAATGCTGAGGCCGAAGCTCGGGGGTATGATCCGGAGTTAAAGGTGGGGTTTAGGGGAACCGCTTCTGATAAATTACGATTAGAAGAAAAAAGAGATAAGAAAAATAGCCATTAGCCTTGCTTAATTGGGGAAAATCAGTTATTATTAAGATAGTTAGAGAGAACACTGCTAGGGAGATAGAGACATGGGAGACGAAAAAAGATGGCACGCGTGGGTGATTAAGCGAAATAGGATTAGTAACGTCATTGATTTTATTCATGCTAAGTGCCCGGAAATAGACAAGTATTTCTATCCCCAAATTAAAAAGGAGTATAAGACTGAGAAAGCGGTGGTTACTCGGGACAGGCCTCTTTACGAGGGCTACCTATTTTTGCGGTACGATAGCCACCCGGTAGTTTTTCATAAATTAAGTTCCTATCCTCAGGTTACTACTTATGCCGGGCCTGTGGAGCAGCATGAGATTGATTTAATGCGTCAGGCGCAGGGTAAATTACTTTCGGAAATTAAGGCCAATAGATTTTCCCGGGGCGACATTGTCACCCTGCTTAAAGGCCCCTTCAGGGGCTTCGATGCGGAGGTATCCTCGGTGGAAGGTGATAAAATTAAGGTTAAAGTGCACGCCGTTCTGTTGGGCAGTTCGGTGGAAATGGCCTATCTTGAGGCCGATATCGAGCGAAAAAGCACCCTCCGGAATATTGAGGTCCAGGACATTTAGTCATGGCAGAGGTTAGAGGCCGTAAACCTGGTTTTAAACACTCTGAGGAGACGAAGAGGAGGATTGGCGAATCGCGCTTAGGACATAGCCCTAGTCCGGAAACCCGAGTAAGAATAAGTACTTCCCTAAAAAATCACATTAGAACTGAGGAACATAACGAGAATATATCACAGGGAAAATTAGACACAGATAGACTCTGCCTGTCCCGGTTCTTAGAGTTAAAGGGGATGTACCCAGAACACGAAGATTTCTTTGAGGAGAATAAGGCGCCGCTGCTCATAGCCCTTCGGGATATCAAATCCGATAAAGAAATGGATGATATTCAGAGGTATGTGGAGGTGGAGAGTTTGGATAGGTATACTGGCACCCTTTCGTATCAGAACGCCAGTAGTTCTGTCTATGCCCAGGAAGATGCGGTTATTTTATTGATAGATGTGGTGGCTTATCTCCGAAAACTCCATTGAATTACATATTTAACTAGCCTAATGTCTTATTAATGGGGGCTGGATTAGTCTATAACTCCCCCTATATATTACCCGCCAAAAGGATATAGGATGTCTGATGCTGATAAGATTCTACAAATAGATGAAGGTATTTTACAGGAGAAGGCCCAAAAGAATCCTAAATCTAAAGGGTGGAATAATGCTAATAGCCGTAAGAACTTAAGACAATACCGTAAACCTGAAAACGATCCAATCCTGCCCGAAATTGTTGTGGACGAGGATGGGGATGATGGTACGATTCAGGCTCAAGAGATTGTAAGAGGTCGTAAGCTTAGTCCGGAGATGGTTAAAAAGCTTATACCTCAAAGAGATGTGTTTACGCCGGGGGAGAAGAAACGCTTTACGGGAATTGTAGTACAGTACTTGGCTGATTTTAAAAACGAGGAACCTACAGCCACTGATGCTGATGACATTTTTGAAATAGCTAAATCTGATATTTTAGAAATGCGAATCCTAAAAGCTACTAAATCAGATCCGGCAGCCATGATAGCGTCTAACCAGGCTCTGGAAAAGATTTACAAACGTAAACAAACAGCCAAGGAAAATTTAGCAGCTCGTCGCACAGATCGTAAAGGCGACCGAGCCTCTCGCGACATAACCATAGTTGATCTTGTGGTTATGTTTGATAGCTCTCAGAAACTACGAGAGAAGGAGCGTGTCGCAGACCTCCTTCAGGAAGAGGAGGAGACGGCGAAGAGGCTCATGGACGTCTTAGAAGGGGATGGCTACTAGTTGCAACCAGAAGATTCTGAATTTATAACCCAATCTGAGGAATTAATTAAATTTTATAGGGAATATCCCGAACTGGCCGCAAGAGACCTTTTGCACGTTTCTCTTTCTGATACCCAAAAGGTAGTCTTGCGGTCTATGTGGTTTAGGAATTACGTCATGGCGATTATGTGTCGTGGTTCTGGGAAGACCTTTTTAAACGCTGTATTTGCGTGTTTGAAATGTATGTTATATCCTGGACATCGTGTGGGGTTGCTTGCCCCTACGTTTCGTCAGTCAAAATTTATATTCGATGAGTGTGATCGCCTGTGGAAAAAGTCCCCTATTTTTCAAGCATGTACCATAAAAAAACCCACCCACCAATCTGACAATTGTTACATAGAGTTCAAGTCTGTTGCTGGCCAGCCCGGTTCTAAACTCCAAGCTATTCCTCTCGGAGATGGTACTAAAATTAGAGGTTCCCGTTTTTTCGCTATTATATGTGATGAGTTTCCCCACATACCGGAAGAAGTTTTTAACATGGTCATTAGACCTATGGCAGCCACTGTTTCGGATCCTATGGAGAATGTGGAGAGGGTTAGGCAGCAGAAAAAACTTGTAGCAGCCGGACTTGCTTCGCAGAGCGATATCGATGCTGGTAGGGTGGCCAATCAGATTATAATTACCTCTTCTGGTTATTTTACATTCAACCACATGTACACCTTATATTGTGTCTATCGCGATGAGATGTTAAAAGGTAATAATAAGTATGCGGTTTATAGAATTCCGTACAAACTATTACCGGAGGGATTTTTAGACGCGGACAACATTGCCTCTGCCCAAAAGGAAATGTCCAGTTTAGAATTTAGAATGGAGTATGAGGCCGCTTTCATTCCCGATACGGATGGGTTTTATAAAGCCTCCCTTTTAGAAGCCTGTAAAGACATGGATTACTCTCCTCAGCTTGCAGGTTCTGTAGGAAAATCTTATATTTTAGGTATAGACCCAGCCCGAATGGAAGACTCCTTTGCAATATGTATAGTAGAGATAGGTAATCCAGCCAGAGTAGTTCATGCCATAGAACTTCAGAAGAAAACCTTTCCTGATATGGCTCGCTTAATCGAAGATCTGTGTTTATCTTTTAATGTCCAAAGTATTTATATGGACGCAGGCGGCGGTGGTTTGCCTATAAAAGATATGTTAGCAGAGAATTCAAGAAACCTACCCGGAGGTCCTATTCTGGATCCCGAAGACGAAGCTCACCAATTAAAATCCGGCCGACACGTTTTAACTATGTGTAATTTTGGAACCGAATTTATTGCGGATTCTAATTTTGTGGCCCTAAAACTATTAGAACACAAAGAATTAAGATTCCCACGCCCTCCCCAAGAGGATGTCCCTGCCCCAGAGTTGGATGAATCTTGGGCTACTATAAACAGAATGATGCAGCAAATGCAGACCATTATAGTTTCGGAAACACCCACCGGAAAAGTACATTTTGATGTTCCTAAGGGC